TCTATTAATAAAGCAATACAAGCAGCGACTCCAGAGCAAATGTTAGAGCTTAAAAAAGCTGAACAAAGTTTTGAGTTACAAATGAAAGAACTTGAAGTAGATGTATTTAAGTTAGAGGTAGCAGATAAGCAAGACGCTAGAGGCAAGTTTAGCAAAGACTGGACTGCAAGAATTATGGGTATAGCTGTTGTTGGTGGGTTTATGGGTTATATTTTTTTAGTAACTTTACAGCCGCCAGAACAAAACTCTGAAGCTCTTATTAATTTAGTTTTAGGATATTTAGGTGGATTAGCATCTGCGGTTATATCTTTTTATTTTGGCGCTTCAAATACACCTGATAAAGATGACTAGTAGAAAAACAGCATCAGATGTGCATTCAGATCTAAAATCTCACGAGGCAAAATGTGAAGAAAGATGGAAGACCATATTCAAAGAAACAGCAGAAATAAAACAAGAGATGAGCAATCTAAACGGAACGCTAAAAATGGCTGTATTTGGAACCTTTGGTTTTATGGCAACTTTATTAATAGCTTCTTTAACAGGGGTAGTAGCAATATAATGAATATTTCAGATGACGGATTTGATATTATAAAAAAATTTGAAGGTTGCGAGTTAGAAGCCTACAAATGCGCAGCAGGGGTTTGGACTATAGGCTATGGACATACCAAAGATGTGCAAGAAGATGATAAGTGGACTGAAGAAAAAGCAGAGTTTATGTTGTGGCGCGAGCTAGAAGATGAGTATGAGCATTATGTTAACAGCCTTGTTACAGTGCCAATGAATCAATGTCAATTTGATTCTTTAGTTTCTTGGGTATACAACTTAGGGCCAAATAATCTTAAAAGCAGTTCTATGCTTAGAGTTTTGAACGAAGGTAAATACGATGAAGTACCTGCGCAAATGAAAAGATGGAACAAAGCAAGCGGCAAAGTTTTGGCTGGACTTACAAGAAGAAGAGAAGCAGAAGCTTTAATGTTTGAGGGTAAGAGCTGGGAACATATATAGAATGGCTTTACAAAAAACATTATTTAAACCAGGCGTAAACAGAGAAGGAACTGATTATAGTAATGAAGGCGGTTGGTTTGATATTAATCTTGTAAGATTTAGAAAAGGTTTACCAGAAAAATTTGGGGGTTGGGCAAAAAACAATTTAAATACTTTTTTAGGAACTTGCAGGGCTCTGCATTCTTGGGTTTCTCTAGGCGGAACAAAATTCTTAGGTTTAGGAACAACCTTTAAATACTATATAGAAGAAGGATCTTCTTTTAATGATATTACCCCAATAAGATTAACTACTAGCGCAGGAGATGTAACTTTTGCTAAAGTTGGAACTGGAGATGCAACCATCACTGTTGCTGATACAGCTCATGGCGCAGTAAAAAATGACTTTGTAACTTTCTCAGGCGCAGCCTCTCTTGGCGGTAATATTACTGCTACGGTGCTCAATCAAGAATATCAAATAGCAACCATTGTTAATGCTAACTCTTATACAATAGAGGCTAAAGATACTAGCGGCGATCCAGTATTGGCCGCGGCTGGAGACAGCGGTAATGGTGGAAGCTCTACAGTAGGGGTATATCAAATAAATGTTGGGCTTGATGTTTACGTTCCAGGAACTGGTTGGGGTTTAAACGGATGGGGTGAAGGGGCTTTTGGATCAGTAACTGCTTTATCTCCAAATAATCAGCTAAGACTTTGGACCCATGATAACTTTGGCGAAAACTTAATTATGAATGTTAGGGGTGGCGGTATCTATCAATGGACTGAAAACAACGGCGTTGGAACTAGAGCTGTTGATATGTCTGGAATAGCTGGCGCTAATTTAGTGCCTACGGTTGGCTTGCAAGTTATTACTTCAGAAATTGACAGGCATTTAATTGTTTTAGGCTCTGATCCAATCAACGATGCAGGTTCAGCTAGAACAGGAACTGTTGACCCTATGTTAATTGCTTTCTCAGACCAAGAAAATAACTTAGACTTTGAGCCAAAAATTACAAATACTGCTGGCTCTTTGAGGCTATCTTCTGGATCTTCAATTATTGGAGCTGTTAAATCAAGGCAAGAAATATTGGTTTGGACTGATACCGCTGTATACAGCATGCAGTTTGTTGGACCGCCTTTTACATTCTCAGTTAACTTAATTAATGAAGGAACAGGCTTGGTAGGGCCAAAAGCAGCAACGACATCTACTTCTGCTGTTTACTGGATGGGTTACAACAATTTTTACGCTTACAACGGTAGCGTACAAACGCTGCCTTGCAGCGTTCATAATTACGTATTTAACGATATCAACCTTACGCAATCTTTTAAAATTAACGCTTTTACAATTGCTGATAAGAATGAGGTGGGTTGGTTCTATTGCTCTGCTTCAAGCAACGAAGTAGACAGGTATGTTATTTACAATTATGCAGAACAAACTTGGGTGTATGGCCAACTTAGCAGAACAGCTTGGCTAGATGCTGGTATAGAAAACTACCCTAGAGCTGTAAGCAGCGGGTATCTGTATCAGCAAGAAATTGGCTTTGACGATGATGGCTCGCCGATGACAAATGTGTTTATTGAAAGCTCTGACTTTGATATAGGTGATGGCGAACAGTTTACTTTTATTAGAAGAATTATTCCCGACTTTAAGTTTATTCAAGATACCAGCGAAAATGGTTCGGTCAATATTGTTGTTAAAACAAGAAACTTTCCTGGAGATTCTTTAACAACCAATTCTACTAGCGCCATACAATCTAGCACTCAGCAAGCATATGTTAGAGGCCGAGCAAGGCAAATGGTCTTGAGGTTTGAGTCAGATGATGATGCTGCAAACAACGGTAATTTAGGAATAGGCTGGAGACTGGGCGCAACAAGAATAGATATAAGAACTGACGGAAGAAGATGAGCAAGCTACTTCCAACTCAGCTCCCGCAAGCGCAAGGAGAGAGCGTTGCTTCCGCTACTTTTAATAGACTTATAAGAATTTTAGAGATAAACTTAGGAGCAGTAGACCCTGATAATACTTTGCAATTATCAACTACGCAACGTGACAAGTTAAATTTTAATCTTGGCACGCTAATCTTTAATACAACAACCCAAGTGTTGCAAGTATTTAACGGGACTGAGTTTATTGATTTGATGAATGAACCCAATCCTCAAGGATACGAAGCCCAAGGTTTACTGGGTAGTATTTCGGTAAAAACAAACGGAGATATTACAATAACCTTGTAAGATGATAATATAACATATGGAACAAGGTATGCTGAACAACAGACAACAAGAACAACTCCAAGGAATCGCTGCTTTAGGCAGAAATGAAGACACTTATCTAGCTCACGTAGCCCTAGATGAAATGGTCGTCCCAGCCCAAGCTTTACGCGATAACCCCCTTTTAAAAGTAGCAATCGAAAAAGCCATTTCGAATTACGGGATTGATTCAAATCAATTCTTAGTTGGAAATGGAAGCATGGATTTAAACCCTTTAACGGGTCTACCCGAGTTTGGCTTTTTATCTAAAATTTGGAAAAAAGCTAAAAAAGTAATTAAAAAAGTTGCTCCTGTAGCGATGTTTATTCCTGGCGTAGGCCAAGCTTTAGGCGCTGTAGGTGGATCTTTGTTGGGAAAAGTTGGTTTAGGCAACGTAGCCAGCGGTATTGGTAGCTTAGCTGCTAAAATACCAGGTCTTGGTGGAGTCGGAAATGCAATTACAGCAGGTTCTGGCGGAACTTTAGGACAAGCTTTATCATTTGGTAAAGGCGCAATTCAATCTGGAATAGGTAGTTTGTTTAAAGGCGGAATAGGAAATGCTGGGCAATCTGGGATAGGTAGAATTGAAGATTTTGCTAAATTTATGACAGGAGATACTGGTCAAACTAGAACTCAAGAACTTATGTCTGCGGGCTATACTGAAGAACAAATCAGAAATGCAAAAGCAGACGGAACATTTAATCAGCTAGTTGCAAATGCTAGAGCTTCTGGAAAAGTAACTGGAAGAGGTTTAATTGGAGGAGCTCAAAATGTTTTAACTGGCGGCTCTCCAAGTCAAGGCGGTGGTGGTATAGGTGGACTTTTTGGAGGAAATATGGGGGCAGCCGCGTTAGCAGGTTTGCTGGGAAAAACTGCTTATGATTCAGCCAAAGAAAGAATGGGCGGTATAGCAGAAACTCCCAAAGTAACAATGGATCAGCTAGGCAGATACCAAATGGCTCAAAACTTAGGAACAGGCGGCAGCAGAGCAGACTTCGGCTTAGCTCCTGCACCTGTAGCTTTAGACTTTGCTTTTGGCGGTGAGGCTAGACAATATTTTAATCAAGGCGGTTTAGCAACAATGATTGGTGAGCTTGATATGCGCGAAGGTGGAGAATCAGAAGGACCAGGAACTGGAACTTCAGATGATATACCAGCGATGTTAAGCGACGGTGAGTTTGTAATGACTGCCAAAGCTACACGCGGAGCTGGAGCATTTGACGTTAATAAAACCAAATCTGGTATTGAGCTTATTAAAGGTGGTAACGCTTCACGCGAAGAAGGCGTAAAAAATATGCGCGAGTTAATGAATATTTTTGAGGCAATATAATATAATGGCAACCCCACTTAATCCTGTTTTACAAGACCTTAGAAGAGCAGAAGTTATATCTGATCCTGCTGTAAGAGAATTATATTTTGGCTCTACTGATACGCCAGGCTTAATTAATCAAGCAACAAGAGCAGCTCAACAAGCTTTTTTAGATCAACCAGCTATTTTACAAGAAACAGCGGGATTATCAGCGCAAGAGCAACAAGCAAGACAGTTAGCTCAAACTGGTATTGGTTCTTATCAGCCATTTCTAGATAGGCAACAAAATTTAATACAACAAGGCATATCTGACTTAGGTACACAAAGAGGTTTGTTAGATGAATCTTTAGGCGGATATAGGTCTGCTTATGGCATGCAACAACCTTACTTTGGACAAGCCGAACAACAATTAGGTTCAGGGCTTGGCGGTCTTTTTGGCAGTTTAGGTTTTGGCGGACCATCAGCTAGACAGCTTCTTGGCCAATCTTTACAAGGTTACGATCCAAGAATGGCAGGCCAGTTCTACAATCCATTTGAGCAACAGGTTGTTGACCAAACAATTCAAGACGTTCTAAAAGCTGGAGAAATGCAAGACATCCAACAAAGGGCATCCGATATTTCTCGAGGTGGCGAATCAGCGTTTGGCTCAAGGGCTAGGCTAACAGCTCAAGAAAGACAAGAATCTTTAGGCAGAGGTCTAGGCGACGTATTAAGCAAAATTAGATCGGGTGGCTTTGATACGGCGCAATCAAGAGCATTGCAAGAACTTGAAAATAGAAGATCAGCAGCTCAAAGAGGGGCTCAGTTAGAGGCTGGGTTTGGGGCGCAAGGATCTGACGCTCAAAGACAATATGCTCAAGATTTGCTTGGTTTAGGTCAAGGCAGATCAGCAGCGGCAAGACAGTTGGCTGGAGACATCTCTGGCGTAGGTACTGGGATTGCTGGAATAGGTGCTAACTTAGCAGGATACGGTTCTCAATTAGGAGATCTAGGCGCAACGCAACAACGACTAAGAGGCGCAGATATTAGCATGTTAGAAGGTCTAGGATCTACTCAAAGAGGAATTGAGCAACAAAAACTAGACAGACAATATGCTCAGCAACAAGCTACAAGAATGGCTCCAACTCAAGCAACATCTTACATACAAGGATTTGCACCAAAATATCAATCAGGGCAAACTCAAATTAATAAGCAATATGGATTGCCTATAGATCCTTTGCAATATGGTTTAAGTACAGCATTAGGAGCATATTCAACCTTATATAATCAACCACAAGGACAACAAACAAATACAGCTAACACGCAAGGACAAGCTGGAAATCCTGCAGGACCAAATACTGGAGCACCAGCTAATCCGTATGCTAATCCGTATGGTCAAGGAAATCCATATCCAGGTTTTCAACCATATCAGCCAAACCCAGGTACTTATTCTTAAATGAACGTATTACAAAGAAAAATGTTTGCAGCTGGAGATGTGGCAAATTCAAACTTGCCAATTATAGAGGCGGGAAGAAATGTTTCTCCTCCAAGATTTTCAACAAGAGATTCTTTATATTCAGTAACACCACAAATATCTTCAGATCAATTTGATATTGTTCAAGATAAAACAGGTCAATATTACGGACAAGCTGGAGACAGAGTTATTCCAATAGATATGGCGTATGGTAGAAGTCCTAGAGAAGCTTTGCGTAATATGGAAAAAGAAAGAGGCATTCTTCAACTAACCAATAAATCTATTCAAACAGCTGGAATACTTGCTTTAAAAAGACCGATACAAGGAACAGGGTCTTTTTTTGGCAAAGCTTTTTATAATCCAAAAGGCTCAGCAGATTTTATAGCTGGCCCTGCTGGAACAGAGATTGCAAAAGGATCTTTAACAGGTCTATCAAAAGGCATCTTATCTGCTACTGGTTTAGGCGGTATGTACGTAGGAGGCTCTCAATTAGCGGATGCGTCAGTTACTACCCCAGATGAAATTACTAAGGAAAGAACTGAAGCTGTAATTAAAAAAGAAGTTCCTACTCAAACGCAAGATCAAATTGCTGAAATGCTTAACAATTTTGATATAAATGCAAAAGGCAACACATCAGAAGAAATATTAAAAAATGTTTCTACGCAACCAAGTGTAAAAGTTTCGAGCGATGGAGTAACTACTTCAGAAAATACGGATGAAGTTGATAAAGCAATTATAGAAGAAGCAACTGAGAAAGCATCTTTGCAAAGTAAAGTTACTGGAAATAAAAATTTTATAAGATTGCTTAGAAATCTATCCGCAGGATTAGCGGGAGCTGAAAATCTAGCAGAAGGATTTGCTGTCGGATCAGCATCTGCAGCTCAAGAAAGAGCCGCTGAAGAAGCTGCTTTAGTAGAAAGAGAATTTGAAATGGAAAAACTTGGAGTAGAATCTTACGCAGACATACAAAAAGAAATAGTAAAAAAAGGACTTGAATCTACAAAAGATTTTAAAACAAAACAAGCAGAATATGAAACTGATTTATCAAACGCAACTTTTGAATATGATACTTCAGATGGCGTTATTGTAGCCTTAAATGAGGCAGCTAAATTAGTTGAGACAGGAGATGTAACTGGGTTAATTCCTTTGTTTAAGGAATACGCTAGAAAAACTACAGCCTTTTTACCAGGACCAGATCCTAAACTAACCACAAGAGAAATAGCAAAAAATATTATTGAAGATATTATTAACGGTAATATTAAAGAACTTACAGGTGAGTCTGGAAGAACTATATCTAACTTAGACAGACAGGTTGCTAGAAATTTAATAGGAGCTATTGATTGGAATGCAGATCAATCTACTGTAATTCAAAAAATAAATTTAGCATTAGGACGAGCTAGGAAGAAAAAACAAAATTCATACGCAAATTATTTAGCCGCTAGAGTTCCTTTTGAAAACGCGGGTTATGCTATACCTTCTCAATTTGATATTCTTTCAACTCAAGCAACAGCAGATAGACCTGTAGTTGTTTTAAATATGAGATAAAATGGCAAACGAGGTAACGTACAAAGTTAATTTACCAGACGGTAGATATATTGAAGTTATAGGGCCTCCTGGCAAAGAGCAGGAAGCTATTCAAAAAGCAAAAAATTATATAGCTAAAGAAGGAGTTGCTGAAATAATTGAAGAAGAAGACTTTGATTATCAAACTGGCATTCAAAACAAATTTCTTCGAGCTCAGCTTGATATGGCTGAAAACATAGAAGAAAAAGAAGCTGTATTGCAAAGATACGCTGGATCAAATGGTTTTATAAGGGACACCAAAGGAAACATAGCAATTACTCCAATTGGCCAACAAAGGCTAGTTTCAAAAAGAATGTTAGATAAAGACAATCTTTCTGATAAAAATATTATTATTGATGAAGAAGGTTTTTCATTTTCAGATTTTGCAGATTTTGGAGGAACTGTTGGACCGTTAGCTGGAGCTCTAGTTGCTTTGTCCCCGCATGGAAGGTTGATGAAATTTATGCAACCATTTTTTAAATCTCAAAGACTTCCTAGAGTTGCCGCTGCAGCAATTGGAACAGGAGGAGGCCAATTAGGAGAAGAGATTTTTGAGACTGTTCAAGGCTTGCAAAGAGAGTCAGTTGGAGAGGTAGCTGGCGATGTTTTAATGGAGGCTGGTATTGGCGGTTTGTCTCAAGGTTTATTTGAGGGAGGAGGAGCGGCATTACACGCTTTGTTGGGAAGAAAACCAGCTATACCAGGAGATATAGATATTGCAAGAGCTATTGCGTCTGGAGCAGATCCCGCAGAAGTAGAGGCTTTAAAAAATACTTTAGGAAGAATGCCAACATATAAAGATATTAAAAAAGCTCAAGCAGATGGAACCATTAAATTTATTGGTGAAGAGGCTGCGGTTTCCCAAAGAGCTTTAGGAAGAGCTATTCCTGGTAGATTACAAGCAGCAAGTGAAACTGTATTTGGAAGAACAGAAAGAGATAACAGATTGATTAAATACGGAAATCAAAGAATGCAAAAATTTTTAGAAGATTTGCAAGATGAAACTTTAGACCTTCAAGCCGTTGGAACTGCATTCAAAACTGGCCAACTTACTAAAGGGCAGGTAAATGAATTGATTGAAGAAATGTCTAACAAGGCTGCTAAAACCAATCAAGATGTTGATGCGTATGTAAAAAATGCTATAGAGCAAATAGACGACGGCGCCTTTTCTTTAAAACCTGATCGCATAGGGATAGGACAAAAAATAAGAGATGATTTAAAAGAAATATATGAAAGTCAATTTGGAATTACAAAAGATGAATTTGGAAATGAAATTGCTGTTGGCACATTTGTTCAAAGATCAAGAGATATTGATAATTTTTTGGCTGCTAATAACTTAGATGCTATTAATGGGAAGATAAATATTTCTTTAGATAGATTATCAGTAGAGGTTGCAAATTTAATTAAAAGGAATCCATATTTAGAAAATTTATCTGCCTTAGAACAAGTTCCATCTAATCCAGTTGCTGCATTACAAAGAATATTAAAAAATTATAAAGACCAAGGAATGTCAATAGAAGCTTTAAATGAGATTAGAGGCTCTATTCTCGCTGTTAAAAGAGCATCTGGGGTAGAGTCTGAAAAATTAGGCTTAGCTTTAGGTAAAGTAGAAAGAGAAATAAACAATATATTCTCACGTTTAGAAAGAGGTGGAGACTTTGCATCTTTGGGTTTAAAAGCAACTGGCAAGCTTGAGCCAGAAGGCGTTGTTAGAGCTAGAGGAAGACCAAGTAAAGGCCAACTAGAGGCAGAACAAAAATTAGCAAAAGAACAAGCGGCAGAAAATATGTCTAGCGCTGTAAGAATGATAAAAGAATATAATGCAGATTATAGAAATGCGATTAAACCATTTAATAGTGTTGAAATAGCTAAAATTAGAAAAGAAGCTGCTATTAATTCTTACGATGTAGATGATATTTACAAACACGTAATAAAAAAAGATTTTCCTACAGCATTAAACAGAGTTTTAAATGCTTTGGATAATTCTTCTAAAGCAGAAGTAAAAGCAGAACTTCAGAAAAATGTTTTACGCGAAGCTGTTGCAAATTCTGTAGATGACTTTGGGGCTATCAATCCAGTATCTTTTGCTAAATTTATTAACGACAAACTAGGATCTACTAAAAATGTTCTTTTTGACAATGTCCCAAATTTAGAAGTAGCGTTGAGTGATTTTGCAAAAATTAACACAAAATTAGATGCTAAAAAGTTTGCTAACATTGTTGATAAATTACAAACAAAAGATTTTTCAAATGTTGTTAGAAAATTAGTAGATGCAGAAAATGCAAAACACGTTATTGAAACAGACAAACTTTTAAAAAGAATTGTTTCCGCCGAGCCAGATGAAATTGTTTCTACTTTATTTAGAAATGGTCAATCTGGAAATATAACTAAAATAAAAGAAGTAGTAGATAAAGATACTTTTCGAAAAATACAACAAGAAAGCATGAGAGATTTATTGAATGTTGCTGTTGGACCAGGAAAAACAGTAGATGAGGTTTTTAATGCTTCTGCATTAGAAAGAGCATTAAATGCTAAAGGAGACAATGTTTTAAGAGAAATGTTTGGTCAAGAGCAAACTCAAGCTTTAAGAAATTTAGTTAGAGATTTAAGAGTAATGACCGCCGCTGAAGGTGGAGGAGCTGGAACTTTAATTGCTGGAGCAGTTGCCGTTAACGCATTTAATATAGCAATGTTGCCAACTCTTGTTCAATTAGGAGTTATGGGTTCTGTATTAAGAAATCCGTCAGTTGTTAGAAGATTGGCAAAATCTGATAAAGAAAGTGTGAATGTTGTCATGCAAGCTTTTAAAGATTCTTTAAGATTATTTCCATCAACTCAATTAGCAAGAGAGGTTATTGACGTAGGAGGACAAGTTCAAGAAGAAGTAGAAAACATTGCAAGCGATGCCATCGAAGATATTAATCTAGGAGATATAACAGAAGAAGTAAGCAAAGAAATTCAAACAATTGAAAGGCCTCGGTTAACGTCAAGCTTAGACTTGCCAAAAGTTGAGCCTATAGCAACACAAACTTCTGGAATTCTTAGTCCAAGCTTACTTGGAACATCGCCTGCAAATATTGATATAGCGCAAAGATTATCAAACATAGCTTAGTCCTTAATTAAATAAAGATCCCAGTTTTTTCTTAACACTTCTAACCATTCTTTGATTGGCATAACTGTTACCTTGTTGTCATCTTTTTCCCACTCAGAATTAATTGCATACAAAGGTACGCACACCCGAATAGGCTTGCGGTTGTATTTAAAAATTAAAACAGGGATACGGCCATCTGTAGACTTACAGACTTGATCCCACCACCCTTGTTGATACCAGTCTCCCTCTTTATAAAACTTACACTCTACGGCGTGATGAGGAATGTTTATATCGCATAAATTTTTAGATTGATACTGGTCTAAGTTACGTTTGCAAACGTAATCAATACCCTCAGATTCAAAAAAATCATTTAAAATTTTAGCTACCTCTCTTTCAAATGTAGCACCCTTGGTCCTTGAGTTAATCGGCATTTCTCTCTCCTTTATTTATCTTTTTTATAATTGTTTACCAATCCCATTTCTTCTCTGTCAAAGCCCAAAGGATGAGAAGATAAACATTCTAATTCATCTTTACCAAAATGAATGTATGGCTCTGAATCTTCTTCGTAAATAGGTTCTGCTATTGTTCCGAACCTAACATCGTAGACATAATCTTTTTTCCAGGTATGACTGTAAACGCTGTCTGTCATTGCATACACAATTACAAATGGCTGATTAGTAGCTAAAGATAGGGCAGAGCCCATTCTTAGTTTACTAGCTGAAAGCAGCAAAGTATCATACTTGCTAATATCAAATGTTCTGCATTTTACTTCCAACCAAAAAGAAACTTCTTTGGATTCACACCAATAGTCTAAGCCGTAGCTTACTGGTAGTTTATGGCATCTAACATTCCATAGGCCTTCAATAAAACCAGCGACACGTTCTTCACGTTTTTGGTCATTAATATTTTCCATTACTGGTTTTGGCTTATCCATTTTTTTCTCCCTTTTTAAATGTAACGCGTATGTAATATTTTCTGAGTATGGCAAAAATGGTAAAGACAAATGTTTGCGCAACAGATGTTGCCAAGATAGAAGCGTTAAAATAATTGCAGATATTCAATACCGTAAGTGATATAGGAAAGGCCAGCAAAAAGCCTACGCCTACGTCACTTATAGTTTCTCGCATTGCGTACTTATCAATCTTCATTAAAAAACTCTGGATCAATCGCAACAATACGTTTTGTTGGCCGCCCAGTTCCTTTTGCTCTTAAATCTTTTTCTTGTATCTCCCCTGAGTTTTTAAGTCGTTCTATAATCTCTTTGACTTCATACGACTTCATTGATCTGAATATTTCACGTCGATCAATATCACGCTTACTTATACCCCAATCGCCTTGCGATCTAATAAAGCTAAGTATCTGTTTGATACGACCTTCCATTTCAGAACCTGCAACTTTATCTTTACAATTTTCTATTAGCAGTTGATCGTAGTAATAAACATAATCTATCGCCCATTGAGTTATATCGCCTTTAATAACTTTGGTTCTCCTATCGTCAGCAAGAGCTCCGATTAAAGCAAGACGCATGGCTTTTTCTCTGGTTCGGGATAATAAAACTTCTAGGCCTTCTTTTTCTAAAGAGTTTTGTTGGTCAACAAGTCTATAAGCCAAGCTGTCAAGCAAGGCGTTAGAATCATCGTCAAACTTTATAACCCTTTGCTTAAAATCCATTTCAGCGTTGTCTCTAGATATTTGCTCCATTTCATTGTCAACCTGTCTAACATGCGAAACCCAATCGTAAGTTGATTGCGGCGGTTCAACAAAAGCAACCATTTTGCCAACCGTCCTTGGCACATGCGATTCAACAACAATAAATCTATTGAGGAACCCGTCAACAATACGACCCGTTGATAGAGCGCCGTAAAAGTTTTTAGGCACACTCATACCAACCAAAGTAATCGCAGGCTTCATAGTAGATCTATCTAAGACTTCTTTTTGTTGCTTGTTGGTTAGAGTCATCATTGAATAGTTGTCTGGTCTTAGGACACCATGACACCTGCCCCAAGTCTCCATAAGAATCTGTAACGCATCTTCTTTGTTGGAGTTGGACGACTTAGATATGCTTTCCAATCTTTTACCAAACTCATCCATTACAGTTATATGAGTTGGCTTGTATCTAAGTAAGCTGTAGATAGCTCCACTTGAGGTATAGCCGTCTCCTGCCATAAGGTCGCTATGGTCAGCATGATCCAAAATGGTTTCAACAACTGTCTTAACATTTTCTTTGCCTTGACCCGACTTAGCAATACACATAAAAAACAAAGATGAAAAGTTATTCATATTGGTTCTATACATCCTACCCAAGGCTACAGAACCCAAAGATAATGCTGCTTGCATGCTAATAGCAGGCTGAGATATGTGCGCTATCTTTTCTGAGTATTCGTAAATGTCTTTTAATACACCAGGAGGAGAGTAAAGATTCACTGGTTCTTTGACTGTTCTTGTTGTTGATATATAAGCAGGTGCTTGTTGATTTTTTCTATCGTGAGTTTTCTGAACCGAATTAACAGTAGTAGATATTTCAGTAGCAGGTAAAGGCGGAGTGTTTTGTTCGTTCCAAGACTGGACAAAGAACTCTGTAAAATCTGTATTTAAACCTTTGGCTATTAAGTAGCCTGCAAGTCTAGCTGCTTGATCGTTACGACCGCCTTCTGAAATACCTTGTATGGATAACGGAGTAGCAATTGGTTTGCCGTTAAGCTTATCAACGCCAGTAACTTTTACCCATAACTCTTGGGTAAGGTTAGGTAAGTCCTCAATATCGTTTAGATCCCACTCTGGAATCGTTGTAGGCGTATATATAGCTCCTGTTGCATGAGTGTTATGTGTAGCAACAATCAAGCCACCCACTCCTCTAATATCAATCAGCTTGGCTGGATCATATCCTTCTGTTCGTTTGGCAACCCAAGTAGTAAAGTTTTCTGGATTGTTATAATAATAGTGGACACCTTTGCCTGTTGCTACTTTGAAAGGTGTTACTGGTAAGTTGGCCTCACACCAATTTACCGCTTCTGGGGTGTCTGCATCTATAACAATAAACTTGCCACAGACTAAAGCTACAACTAGATTGTCTCGCCCTTTAAACCATTTCTCAATTTCTTCCGTCGTCGGCTGTCGTTCTTGGTACTGTTGCCACCCGCCTAATTCTTTGGGTGGAACTTTATTATGTCTATGGAGTGGTACTACACTTATTCCATATTCTGCATAAGCAAGAGCTAAGTCCAACGCAGAGTCTTGCGCTGTTACTTGTAAATTGAACACTATTAACTTTCAATACTTTCTTCAATAGGGCCAAATATAGATTCAAAGTCTAGCTTACCGCCAGAGGCTTTGATAATTTTCTTTGCTTGTTTAATAGAGGGTTGTCTAAGACCATACCTCCACGCTCTGGTTGAGGCCGCTGAACAATTAAATAATTCAGCTGCAGGTTCTGTACCAATAAATTCTATGTACTTCTTCAAGGTTATTCTTTGCACTTCTCTCTCCTTATATTGTGGTTCTAGATTATTTTTCTTAAATAGTTTAAGCTCTTCATCTGTTAAACTTTTAAGTCTCCAAAGGTAATCAACCTTCCATTGATTCTCATCTACTTCTCTCATTTTACATTCCGTTAAAATATTAATGTCCACACATTGTAATTCATAATAAAATAAATTAAAATAGTATTTTTAAATAAAACGGAGAAGATAAATGTCTGACATTTTAAGCAGAATAAAAAGTCCTAGCGATTTGGTTGACAGCCAAGGCGCTAAGATTTTAATGTATGGTGCAGCTGGAGCTGGTAAAACAACTTCACTTGCAACCTCACCTGGAAAAACTTTAATCATTAGTATGGAAGCAGGCTTGTTGTCTATTAAAGACGCGGCCAATGTTACTGCTATTGAAGTTAAAGAAGCTTCCGAGATCGAAGAGATCGCTGAGATGCTAGAGAACGGCAAACTTGATTACGATACTATTTGTTTAGATAGCGTAACCGAAATGTCTGAGCTTTTACTAGCACAAGAAAAGGCTAGGTCCAAAGATCCTAGGCAAGCTTATGGCGAGGTAATCACAGTAATGACAAGAACGATGCGAAGATTCAGAGATCTTAAAATGCACGTTATTTTTGTTGCTAAAGAAGACAAGCTTCGTGACGAAGCAACGGGTATGTTTCATTATCAACCAATGATGGTTGGTGCAAAACTGCCTACCCAAATTCCTTACTTCTTTGATGAAGTGTTATGTCTTAGGACTTTCACCGAAGAAAATGATGAAGGGAAGAAAGTAACCAATCGTTGGTTGCAAACAGTTCTTGGAGATAATTACATCGCCAAGGATAGGAGTGGCAAGCTAGATTCTTTTGAAGAGCCTAACTTGACATATATTATTAATAAACTTGGATTTTCAAAAGGAGAAAAATAATGAGCGATTTTGCAGACGTCAAGTTTGATTTTGAATCTGGTGGTAGTGGTGAATCCACTATTCCAGAAGGGGACTACCTAACAGAGATAAGCACATGCGAGAAGACTACTTCAAGCAATGGCAATGATTATCTAAAGTTAGAAGTCAAAGTGTGTGGTGAAAAATACAAAGGCTGGATTGCAAGAGACAATCTTAATCTTTGGTATAAGCATGATGACTCTGAAAAGCAAGAGCTTGTAAGAGAAATAGCATCAAGAAAATTCTCAGCGCTTGTAAAAGCATTGGGAAGAAGTGACAACCCGCCAGCAAATGCTGGAGAGTTAGTTGGCAACAAAGTGATTTGTGCTTTTGGTATTGAAAAAAGTAAAAATCCAGATTACCCAGATGATAAAAACAACATCAAGGGTTTCAAGCCGTTGGAAAAGATGTCGCCTAAACAAGCAGACGACACTCCAGCTTGGGTGAAAGAAGGTAATTCTGAAACCAAAGCTCCAGCTAAACCGAGCTTGTAATTGTTGGACTTAGACAGGGGCTATTTGAAGAGGTCCTTAAATATGTCTTTGAAGCGCAGGCACTGTCGGAAAGCGCTTCACCTTTTTACAAAGTTAAAGTAACAATATTAGGCGAGTTATATACAGATAGATGACCACCTTCTGAGTAGTTCTTATACAGCTCCAAGAACCCTTCCATTTTTTCCCAACCAAGATTCATCTGCTCTTCTGAGATAATGAATACTTTGGATGCGTATGGATAGACTTTCTCTTGCGCTACAAAAACAAATTCATCTAACTTAAATCCAGCTTTCTCCATACCTCTGCGATACCAAGCAGCTTGCATGTCATAGCCATACTTCTTCACCGAATAACCAAACTCTACTGGATCGCACGATTGAGT